AGAAGAATCACAATCTATAAAAGAAAATAATGATTAAATTAAAGAACATATTATTTGAAGCAAGTCTTACAGGCCAAACACAAGGTTCTGAAGAAATCGGTGGTTACAAAGGTTTCTTTAAGTTATCTGAAATTGAAAAATATAAGAAGTGGTTAAAGAAAACCCTACGAGTAGAATTAGTTGAGGGTGTAAACGACCCTGGCATTTTAAAAGCAGTTTTCTTAGCAGGTGGACCTGGTTCAGGTAAAACCTATATAGCAAAAGGATTGTTCGGAATACCAGAAAGAATAAATGTATCTCAAACAGGTATGAAAATGGTTAATAGTGACAAAGAACTTAAGTATTTATTGAATAAGTTCGGATTTGGAACCGATTTAGATTCTTTGCCAGATGAAGTATTCAGTAATTTAACAAATCCAAAAGACCCAAAGTATAGTGGATTGAGAAGTTTTGCAAAAGACTTAACAGGTCAAAGAAGAAAATTATATCAAGACGGAAGACTCGGTATGATTATTGACGGAACAGGAGATGATTTTAAGAAAATTGCTGCAGAAAAGGCAGAATTAGAAAAAGTAGGATATGATACCTATATGATATTTGTCAACACCACATTAGAAGTAGCACTTGAAAGAAACGAAAATCGTGACAGAGTTTTACCAGAAAAGATTGTATCAGATTCTCACAAAGAAGTTAATCAAAACATTGGTGGATTTCAAGGATTGTTCGGTGGTAGTAATTTTATGATTGTTGATAACAATAAATTTCAAGATGAAAAACAAGCAACAAAAAGATTTAATATGTTAGTAAAGCAAGGATTAGGAAAATTTATCAGTAAACCATTGAAAAACAAACGAGGTTTATCTTGGATTAGAAAAAATAAAATATTAGGGAAAAAATAATGTTAATATCATTTGATGAAATAATAGAAGTAACTTTACACCACGAAGGTGGATATGTTCACGACCCAAAAGATTTAGGTGGTGAAACAAACTTCGGTATAGCAAAAAGATTTTATCCAGATGTAGATATCAAAAATCTTACAAAAGAAGAAGCAAAGGAAATCTACAAGAAAGATTATTGGGATAGATATAAAGCTGAAAAATTACCAGAACATTTAAGACACATACATTTTGATATGTGTGTTAATCAAGGGTATGGAACAGCAGTAAGAATTTTACAAAGAGCATGTAATGCAAAAGGAGCTGATATCGCAGTAGATGGTGGATTCGGTCCTGGCACACAAGCAGCAATCGAAACATACAAACCTTCAATAGAAAGAGTTCGTTGTTATAGATTGAAACATTATTATGATTTAGTAAATAAAAAACCAGAACAAGAAAGATTCTTGTATGGTTGGTATAAACGAGCAATATCAATTTAGGAGAAATTAAATGGCAACAGCACAACAAGGTAGTTTTGTTAGTAGAACAAAATCAAACCCAAGACCAAGTTCTTTTCATATAATAAAAGAAGTACCAGCGTCAACAACATTCGAACCAACAGGTTCAATTAGAAATACTGCATTTTTAGTTGAAGCAGGAAGTAACTACACACTAACACCAGCAGGTGGTGGAGACACTCTGACAACAGGTTTAGTTGTAGGTCAAGTATATAACATAGCTTTGAAAAAGGTTGTTAATGGTTCAAGTACAGTAGTTCAACTATTACAATAATGAATGAAGTAGCTCAGATAATAAGAGAAGCAATCACAGAATTAATTGACGATAGTCGTTGTATTCATTGTGGTTCTATCACTAACGAAGACCTAAGACAATGGTTTAAAAAAGGTGGGTCAGGTGGAACAACCGGAGGTGGTTGGGACAGATATGGTTCAGACGGACAAAAGTTAGGTAAGTGTGGTGATGGAAAAGAGGGTGGTGCATATGCCGCTTGTTTAAGTGCAGAAAAAGCTAAAAAGTTGGGGCCAAAAGGTAGAGCTTCATTTGTTCGTAGAAAAAGAAGAGACCAAAAGAAAGCTGGTGATTCCAAAAAAGGAAAACAAAGAAGTAAAGGTAAAGCACCAGTAATGAGTAAGACAGGTGCATAATGGCAGGAGATTGTTATCAAGCAAATGGTAATTTTATCATTACCAAAATGGGAGACAAAGATTTTAAGTTGTGTCACGGAGTTGCTTTGTTAGCAAGTGATAAAAAACCATTTGGACATTGTTGGATAGAAAAGGGTGGTTCAATATTAGATTTTTCTAATGGTAAAAAAATTGCAACCACTAAAAAGAAATATTATGAATTAGGTGGAATACCAGTTTCAGGATATAAGAATTATTTTTACACACCTGCGGAAGCAGCAAAGAAAATGGTTGAAACAGGACATTGGGGGCCTTGGGATTCCAAACCACCGAGATAAATTATGAAGATACAAGAATTTGCAAAACACTTGGACGAACCAAGAGAGATTGGTAAAAAGAAAAAAAGACTTTCGTCAAGTGAAATGAAAAAATTAAAAAATAAAGCGTTTGAAGTTTATAAAGAAGATAAGAGGGAGAGTATGATGAACTTAAAATCATTAGTTAAAGAAACAATAAAAGAAGTTGTAGCAGAAAGAAAACTAAATATGTTTTTAGAAAAAAACACACCAACTAATCCATCAAAGTGGTCTTACTATAAATCACAAGCAAAGTCAAAGTTTGATGTTTATCCAAGTGCTTATGCAAATGCTTGGGCGGCAAAAAAATACAAAGCCGCTGGTGGTGGTTGGAAAAAAGGATAAGACTATGAAAGAAGCAAGAGGAACTTGTTGGGTAGGATACAAACAAGTAGGTATGAAAGACAAGGGTGGAAGAAAAGTTCCTAATTGTGTAAAAGAAACTACTGAAATATTCTACGAGGAAAATGGTAAAGGACACGGATATACATTAGAATATTTAAGATTGCCAGAAGATATCAATGAAGCTGAATATCAAGGTCGTAAAGTAAAACTTGGTAAGCCAATGCAAGGCGATGTCAAAAAATTTAAAGTATATGTAAAAAACCCACAAGGAAATGTGGTTAAAGTAAACTTCGGTGCAGGTGGACAACAAAAAACTATGAGAATTAGAAAATCAAATCCAAAAGCTAGAAAGAGTTTTAGAGCAAGACACAATTGTGATAATCCAGGCCCAAGACACAAGGCAAGATATTGGTCTTGTCGCAAATGGTAGGTAAGTTATGAAGTCAAAACTAACAGAATGGTTAGTTAAACCTTTATTAAATGAATCACCAGACTTAGATATTAAAGTCGGTGATGATATTTTAATGGGTAGGTTTAAAAATAAACGAGTAAAAATTAAGTCAATCACTTACAATGAGAAAGGTGATTTATTAATTAATGGTCGTCCTGCCTTAAAATTTAGAAAAGTCAAAAACAAGAAAAAGTTATTACCGAGTAAAACCACAAAGAAATCATCAGCAGAACCAGATTCAGATAGAAAAGGTGTTGATGACGAATACCCACATTTTAAAGAAGGGTTTGGTGGTAAAGATGAACTAAATGCAACAGATAGAAAAAAGTTTGAAAGAAAACGAAAAGACAATGCAGAAGTTTTAGGTTATGAATTGACTGATACAGACGATGTAAGAGAAGAGTTTGGTGCACCAGCAGGAGTTATTCCTTCACCAAGTAGAAAAGGTGTAAAGAAAATGAAAAAGAAAGGGAACACATCAGTTCCTTATGGTAGTGGATACAAAAAAATAAACGAACAAAAGAAGATTAAAAAAGTAGTAGCAATTTATCCAGGTAGATTTCAACCACTTGGCCCACATCACAAAAAAGTATACGACGCATTATCAAAACAATTTGATGAAGTTTACATTACAACATCAGCAATACAACAAATGCCAAGACATCCATTAAGTTTTCAAGAAAAGAAAAAACATATGGTAAAAATGGGGATACCAAGTAATCGTATCATCCAAGAGAAAAGTCCATATGTAGCAATCAATGCATTAAAGAAACTTTCCAAAGATACAGCGGTAGTTTATGCAGTTGGACAAAAAGATAAACAAAGAATACCTATGGGTAAGAAAAAATCAGGTGGATTAACTTACTTCCAAGACTTTAAGAAAAATATCAGAAATTTAAAAGGACACGAAACTCACGGATATGTTTTTATAGCACCACATCAAAAAGTTAGTGGTATATCAAGTGGAACAGAGATTAGAAATTTATTAGGTAGTCCAAAATTTGATGACAAAAAAAGACAACAAATATTTAAAAAAACATTTGGATACTTTGATAAAAAAACATATGAGATGATGACATCAAAATTTGGTAAGTTGTTTGAATTTTTTCAACAACCAAAAGTAAAGTCACTTATGAAAGAAGCTAGTGCTTTCGGTAATGGTGTTACTGCAAGTGAATTATCAGACGAAGGTATGTATGACTTTTTTGGTTCATTAGATGATTACTTCAGAATATCACCTGAACACGCAGAACATATTGGCTGGGAATTAATTGATTTTCCAGTAAAAGACTCAGCAGAAATGGCATTTACCATTATGGCAGATGAATATGAACAAGACAGAGCAAAAACCGTAACATATGGAAGAACAATAAACCAAAATAGAAAAAATACAGATAGTGTTGATAATCCATTTCCTAAATATAAAGAAAGAATGAAAAACAATTTAGAATCATTGGGTTGGGAAATCGTTAAATTCTTTGGAGAAAAAGATAAAATTGAAGATACACCATTAGCAACTAAAGATGATGTAACAAAAGGTGTTGAACACATACACAAAAAATTAAGTGAAAGTTTTGTTCAAGATGTAAAAAAAGTGTTTTTAACTGAAGGTGGAGCATACGGACATATGAATCATCCATTTGATGATAATAATTTGATGTTTTCAGATTTGAAGAACATAATTATTATAGGGTTAAGTGGAAAGCTTAATCGTGAGGATAAAGTATCTGAAAAGCTTGATGGACAAAACCTAATGGTAAGTTGGGTAGGTAATAGTCTTAGAGCAGCTAGAAACAAAGGTCATCTAAAAAATGGTGGTAAAACATCTTTAAGTGTTAGTGGAGTTTCAAGTTTATTTGCAGGTAGAGGAAATATCAAAGACGCATTTGTAGGTGCGATGAAAGATTTAGAGAAAGCAATAGGTTCTTTATCACCAGCACAAAAGAAAAAAGTATTTGGTAATGGAACCAAATGGATGAATTTAGAGGTTATATATCCACAAACGAGTAATATAATAGACTATGATGTTGCAGAAATTATATTTCACGGAACAATAGAATATGATAAATCAGGAAAACAAATAGGATATTCCAAAGAAGCAGCTCGTATGTTACAAGGTATGATACAACAAGTAAATCAAAATATACAAAAAAGATTCAAGATAGGTAGACCTAACTTTTTAAGAGTTCCAAAAGTTCAAAACTATGGTAAATTAAAAAATAGATTTTTAGGAAAACTAAATAAATTACAATCACAATATGCTTTGAAAGATTCAGATAGATTAGGTATGTATCACGAATCATTTTGGAAAGAGTATGTATTCAATGCAGGTAAACAATTCAAAGTAAATATTAAACCAGACCAATTTGTTAAGTTGGTTAATCGTTGGGCATACTTTGATAAGTCTTACAAAATACCACAAATAAGAAAAGATTTCAAAGGTAATCCAGAATTTAACAAATGGGTATTAGATACAGACAAGAAAAATCATATTAAGATGTTCAAACAAAACATCAAACCATTTGAAATATTATTTTTTCAAGTAGGAGCAGAGATATTAAAAAACATACAAGGATTTTTAGCAGTATCTCCTGACAAAGCAACACAAAAAATTAGACAAGATGTTATTAGTGCTATGAAAGAATTACAGAAAGCTGATAACTTAAGTAAATTAGAAAAATTAAAAATACAAATAGAAAAATTAGAAGCTATCGGTGGATTAAATGCAATTGTCCCGAGTGAGGGTCTTGTGTTTAAGTATAAAGGTAATATTTACAAATTCACAGGAGCATTTGCACCAATCAATCAGATATTAGGTAGTTTAAGATTTTAAGGAGTTACAATGGCAAATAAATCAAAAGAAGCAGAAAGACAGAATAAGGCATTACAAGACATAATTAGTGGTAAAGAATATGAAAAAGATTATGTTCAAGTAGGATACGAGGGCGAGAAACAAGAAAACCTTGGTGGTAAAACCAGAGAATCAGAATTAAGTAAAGTAATGCAATCAGTTAGGATGCCTTGGTTTTGTCCTAATTGTAAAAAAGCAATGAAGAAAAGACTTGATGATAAGTTTTGGAGAATGATGGGACATTGTTTCGATTGTCAAATAGAATTTGAAAACAAACTTAGAGTTAAAGGTGAGTTTGATGATTGGGCAGAACGAAAAATGTTAGAAAATCAAAAATCACAATTGAAAGATTTAGAACAAAGTATAGATGACTTTGAAAAAACAGGCGGTAAAAAGGAATGGTTTAACAACGTAGGTGTTAATACACCAATGTTAGAGTCTGATAAATGGGAAATGGGTGAAAAGGAATTTGAAAAAACCATTTCAGAAGCAAGAGATTTCATACGAGAAAAAAGAGAAATCGTAGAAAAAGCAGAACAACAACTAACAGGAGCACAATAATGGGTAATATCATACAAATGATAATGAATCTATTCTTTGGTGGTAATAAAAAGAAAGAAGTCAAAGAATTAGATAAAGCTATTAAAGTTAAAGACAATGAAGTAAAAGAACTTGAAAAAGAAGTAGAAGTTCTTGAATCAAAGAAAAAAGTTAACAAAAAAGAAGTAGCTAAATTAAAAAGAAAAGTTACTACTACTAAAAAACAGATTGAAAAAGCATCAGAAGCAGTAAAAGAAGATAATGCTGACGAAGCAGTAAAATTTTTGAAGAAGTTTAGTAAGTAGTATATATTTATATATATGAGATATTTAATATACATATTATTATTGGGAACATTGTTTTCTCAAGAGGTTGATACAACTAAAACCTATACCTTTACAGAGGAAGAAGTTTTAGGATTTACCAATACTATTAAGGAATTAGAACTAAAAGATAGTTTGAATGTTTCTTTAGTGGGAGATTTGGAATCACAATTACAACTTTTTGAAGAAAACTCTGCAATAGATTCTATGTTGATTGCAAACAAAACTCTACAAATTAATCTACTAAAAGACACAAACGAACTTCTTGAACAAAAAGTAAAACTTGTCAGACCTAAATGGTATGAGAACAAATGGTTATACTTTACATACGGAGTTCTGATGACTGCTACATCAGTTAAATTAGCAGGTCAGATAGTAGACTAATGGCAGAACCAATAAAAGAAGTAATCAAAAAAGAATATGTAAAATGTGCACAAGACCCTGCATATTTTATGAAAAAGTATTGTATGATACAACACCCGATTCGAGGCAAGATACCATTTGAATTGTATGATTTTCAAGATAAGGTCGTTGGAGAGTTTGCAAAAGAACGATTCAATGTTATTTTGAAAGCTCGTCAGTTAGGTATATCAACATTGACAGCTGGATATAGTTTGTGGATGATGACTTTCCAACAAGATAAAAACATCTTGGTAATTGCAACGAAACAAGAAGTAGCAAAAAACTTGGTAACAAAAGTTCGTGTTATGCACGCAAACTTACCGAGTTGGTTGAAACAAAGATGTGTTGAAGATAACAAATTGAATTTGAGATATCGTAATGGTTCTCAAATCAAAGCAGTATCATCAGGTCCAGAAGCCGCTCGTTCAGAGGCACTATCATTATTGATATTAGATGAGGCGGCATTCATTGACAAGATTGATGAAATATGGACAGCAGCACAATCTACCTTGACTACTGGTGGACAATGTATTGCATTGTCAACACCTAATGGTGTGGGTAATTGGTTCCACAAAACTTGGGTAGAAGCTGAAGAAGCTATTGGTATGTTTAATCCAATTAAATTACATTGGACTGTACATCCAGACAGAGGTGAAGAGTGGAGAAAAGAACAAGATACTTTACTTGGGCCAGCAAATGCAGCCCAAGAGTGTGATTGTGACTTCTTAACATCTGGTACAGGTGTGATTGACGCAACATTATTAGAAAACTTACGACAAAGAAGTTGTAAAGAGCCAATAGAAAAAAGAGGTGTTGATAGTAATTGTTGGGTTTGGGAACCTGCAAATTACTCAAAGAATTATATTGTATGTGCAGATGTTGGTCGTGGAGATTCAGCAGACTATTCCGCATTTCACGTAATTGATATTGAAAATTTAGAACAAGTTGCAGAATACAAAGGTAGAATAAATACCAAAGATTTTGGAAATATGTTGGTAAGTATAGCAACAGAATATAATGATGCGATACTTATAGTAGAGAATAATAATATTGGTTGGGCAACAATCCAACAAGTAATAGATAGGGATTATCCTAATCTATTTTACACAAGTAAAGATTTAAAGTATGTTGATGTGCAGCACCAAATGCACAATAAAATCAACAGACAAGAAAAGAATATGGTGGCGGGTTTTTCAACGACTTCTAAGACCAGACCACTAATTATTAGTAAGTTAGAAGAATTTTTTAGAGAGGAAAGTGTAGTGGTTCATAGTAATCGTTTGATTGATGAATTACAGACTTTTGTCTACATTAATAACAGAGCAGAAGCAATGCGAGGATACAATGATGACCTTGTAATGTCTTTTGCTATTGGACTTTGGGTTCGTGATACAGCATTAAGATTACAAACTCAAGGAATTGAATTAACAAAAAAGACTCTCAGTCGTATGATGGACAATGAGGGTTTATACAATGCCAACGAGCCAAACAGAAATGATAGTTGGGATTGGGATACAGGAAAAGAAAAAGAGTCATTAGACTGGCTCTTATAAAGTAAGTGAGGAAAAAATGGCAGATACAACATTATTTGGAAGACTGAGAAGATTATTTAGTACAAACGTAATCGTAAGAAATGTCGGTGGTAAAAAACTAAAGATAGCCGATACAGACCAAATACAACATCAAGTAAAGAGTCATCTTGTTGATAGATACTCTAAACTACATAGTAATTTAGATGTAGCAGGAACAGGATATTCAACTGTTCATCAAGTAATGGCAGCAAGGTTGGGATTATTTAAAGATTATGAATCAATGGATTCAGACCCAATTATTTCAAGTGCTTTAGATATTTACTCAGACGAATCAACTATGAAAGGTCAGTATGGTGAAGTAGTTGAAATCAAGACTGACAACGAAAACATCAAAGAGATATTACACAATTTATTTTATGATATATTAAATATAGAATTTAATCTATGGCCTTGGGTTCGTAATATGGTTAAGTATGGTGACTTCTATCTTTACTTAGATATTAATGAAAAGTATGGTATTACAAATGTAGTTCCATTGTCACCTTATGAAGTAGTTCGTTCTGAAGGAGAAGATGAAGAAAATCCTTACTACACCAAGTTTTATTTAGAATCAATTGAGGGTGCACACCCGTATTTCGGCCAAAGAGCTGCAAGTTCTAAAAACAAAGTAGAATTTGAAAACTTCCAAGTAGCACACTTTAGATTAGCAAATGATAGTAATTTCTTACCTTACGGAAAATCTATGATTGAATCTACAAGAAAGATTTGGAAACAATTAACACTTATGGAAGACGCTATGTTAATTCACAGAATTATGAGAGCACCTTCTAAACGAGTATTCAAAATTGATATCGGTAATATACCACCAGCAGAAGTTGATAACTATATGCAAAGAATCATCAACAAGATGAAGAAAACACCAGTTATTGATGAAGCAACAGGTGAGTATAATTTAAAATACAATATGCAAAACCTAACAGAAGACTTCTTTATGCCAGTTCGTGGTGGAGATAGTGGAACTGAAATATCAGAGTTAGGTGGTATTGATTATGATTCAACCGAAGACATTGAATATTTGAAAAATAAATTATTAGCATCACTAAGAGTTCCAAAAGCATTCTTAGGTTTTGATGAAAATGTCGGTGGTAAAGCAACACTTGCGGCAGAAGACGTAAGATTTGCAAGAACCATAGAAAGACTACAAAGAATTATAGTATCAGAGTTAACAAAGATTGCAGTTGTTCACTTATATTCACAAGGATATG